AATCGCAAAATTACCTGGCGTAGTTCTTTTACATCTTGCGACTCAATGCCTTCAGGCATGTCCTGTAATCTTTTTTCAAGGCTCATTTGTAAACACGATCTCCTTGCCGTGGTGTATGTAGCCTTCTTTGTCTATCCAACTATCTTCATGCTCTAAATTTGCAGTAATCCGCACTGACTTTGCCGCATCAAACATCAACGCAACAATGGCAGGGTCAATGTCCTCAATGTCTAAAAGCGCACCCCACATGCGGCCTATGGCTGTGAAGTTTTTGCGAGCGCTTCCGTATTCATTTTGGCGGTCATCAAGAACTTCCTCTACTCTTTTGGACACCTGCAAGTACCATTCCTGTGAATTCTGATTGTGTCGGAACTACATTTATGTCCTTCAGAGCGCAAAGCCTGAACAATTAAATTAACAGGGTAATTCTTTTCCCATGCTTCATCTAATGTCTTTTGATCTTCTTTGCTTAGTGAGTCATACATGGTTTGGTATGCGCAAACTCCCGCAAAACGAGTGGTTAAACGCTTGTTAATTATTTCTTGAAATGCGTTATTTAATGCCATTGCCTTACCTCCTACGACAAGCGTACCGCAAAGTAAAAAGCCCCGCGTTAGCGGGGCCGTTTACTTACTTCGTTTTCTTCTTGGTTGCGGGCTTCTTGCTTGCCTTTGCCAACTTGTCAATCTCTGCGGTAACTACATCTGCAACTAATCCAAATGCAGGGTCTTTCTTGTCAATGCCACGGATTGCAGGGCCAACGACTGCCGCCGCTGTTGCAAATGCAAGCGCTGTTAAATCTTTAACGCCTGCCGCATAAAGTGCCGCCGCAGTAATTGCAAAGTGGCGGATTGCTGATTTCAACATGTCTAGGTGCTTTTGTTCCATTGTTACTCCTTTGGGCGGGCTACCGCCATGATTGTTTTGTAGTCACGCCTCTTGAGGTAAAACCCATCACCGTTTGATTGGCTTCCTGATTTACCGCTTGAGGTATTGCCCTCAAATACTTGTAGGTACTTGAGCGTTGTATGGTGGAACTTAACAATGCCCACATGATCAGGTTGAGCATCTTCATCAAATTGAAAAAACACAAGATCCCCGCGCTTAGCCTGACCAATCGGCACAAGTTGATTGTTCTTTGTTAGATACTTTAGCCAGGCATCACATGAGGCAAAACCTTTTTTGGTGTTGGCTACTGACTTAATAATTCCAGCGTCAAAGTACATCTTTGATGCAGACATTGCGCACCAGGGTTGATTGTTTAAGCCAAACCATTTACCAAATGTGGTGTCATTGTTTGGGCTTTCTGTGTAACCAACTGATGCTTCACAAAGTTCTATGACTTTATTTAGGCTCATCTTCTTTTCCTTCCTGTGGCTTTGGTTTGGATTTTAGTCCATTAGCCGACAAAATGCCTGAGAGAGTACCTGTAAGAAATACGCATAAGGTAGAAACAAGATCAATAAATGCCGCATCATTAGGGGCTTGTGCCATAGGTTGCGTTACAAATACCAGCGCATACAGCATGGCAAAAACTGAACCCGCAAAAACTAAAGCAAGCAAAATTCCTATGGTGACAATTAAACGGGCATGTAATTCTTCAGGTGTGTATTTGCGTCTAGCCATTTTGGAACTCCACATTAGGTAATAAATCCTTTGTACATTGTCCTACCGCTTCACATTGCGGCGGATTACATTCTGCCTTTTCCCAGTTTACAAATTCCTGACATGGGTAGCGTGTATAGCCTTGATACCCGCACCCTGTAAGGCTAAGAGCGATTAAGAAGCAGGCTATAAATTTCATCAATGCGGTTCTCCAAACGCTTGATTGTGTCACCCTGTCGGTTTTGTTCATCTCGCAATGATGTGCCGCCATTAGGTTTTAACTCAGCCAAGTAATGCTTAACCAACCACCGTACTGCGGCTACAAACCCGCCCAAAATGGTGATGATACTGACGGCTAAAGCCGCCCAATCTAATGCGTTCATGGTGAAAAAGTATAACTGTTATGTCCAAGTAATGACGCGAACAGTGCCAGTGCTATCTACTATCTTTGCTTGGTTAGTTGTAATGTTTAACCAAGCATCACCAATGCGCGGGTAAGTTGGATCAACAGTTACATTAGGAAATGTAAAGCGCACCGCAGTTTCTAGTTTGTTTAATCGGTTGTTAAGATCGGCAAACATTCTTTGCAAATCAATTGGCTGATTGATGTATGGCATTACGCTTCTCCTGCTCCTTGTGCAAGAGTTAATGTTACGCGCTCAGGGCCATCTTCACCTGGTTGAACTGTAAGGCCAACAATGCGGTAAATTTCATCAAGCGTGTTAGGGAAACGGCTATCTGTAATGATAATGCGGGCATCATCTCCTATTTGATAAGTGCCAAATACAGGATCAACATAGGCAGGCACAACCACTTTAAGAACAACAGGTGGGTAAGAAGTAGCCAAAGATTGAGCGTTTGCTAATTCTTGCAAAACTGTTTGATCTGTAATGTCTGAATAGTTTGCGGTTGTTTCTAGTAATGCCCAACCCGCAAGAAGTTTTGTAGTGTCTTGCCCTACTGCAATCTGTTTACCTTCATTAGATCCAGCGCCTAATGAATAAACCGTGTTGGCTACAACTGAACCATCTTCAGGGTACTCATACTCCACCATGTTGCCCGCGGGAAAAGTAAATACAGGCACATTTGGATTGCCAAAAGTATAAGCAGTGCCACTTCGCGGAAAGTAAGTGTTAAAGTTTTTAACAGGTAGATCTGTTATTGCGTCATACTCAACATCAATTGAGAAATCAAACCCATCACCCTGACGGCTAAGATCCTGCACCGCTTGAAACACATTCTTTAATTCATAATTGTAATAAACACGGTTAATTAACACGCCTGATGATGTTTGCCCTGCACTGTTGTAGCCAACGCCAATGTCACCATAGGTAGCAGTCTGCGCATTTTCAATAAGTGTTTTGGCTACAAGCAATTGATCTGTGTTTGTAAATTCAATGTCTTGTGTAATCCGCCTGTGATCAAAGTATGAGATCCATTCTTGCGCGTTAAAAGAAAGCGTCTGTGAGGTACTGTTGTATGAGCGGCCCCAAATAACTCCACCCCATACCAAAACGCCATCACGATCTACATAAAGCCCGCAGTGAGCAGGAATAGTTGAAAGTTGAACATTGTATTTGTCTGCGTTTACGCCTGACAAAAGCAAGTGACCTTGAAAAGATCCAGGTTGATTTAATTGTTGAGTAAAACCAACACCAGTTAAAGGCAATTCTCCAATAATAGTGTTGCTTAAAAGATCAACAAATAAGTAACGGTATGTTGTAGCCATTATTTATACTCTTTGCGTTGTCTAAATTGAATTTTGTAAGAGTCAAGAATTTTAGTTCTTAATCTTGCATTTGCTTTTTTTAATTCTTGTAAATCTTTTTCATTTCCTATTTGCATTTGCCAATTTTGGCGTTCAAAAGGTATTACTTGTGCAATAGGAGTACCCGCAGGTATCAAACCTTCAAAAGAATAATCATTTAAAACAAAAGGAAAATTGATAGGAGCAGTGTAAGTATCGGTATCTACTATTCCTTCAAAAATAGTAAAAGGACTTTTTCTGTGAACTGGTTGAGTAAAAAAAGTTGAATAACCTTTGGGTGTTTTTATTCCCCACGGATTTATCCATTTAGGATAAGAAAAATGGTCATTTCTATTTGGGTGATTTGGGGCTTGTTCAACTATGTGAAATAGAACAAGATCAAGTGAAGGCCACTCAAACCAGGGGTGGCTTTTCCCTTCTTCGTCTATTCTTTGAGTTACATAAACATCTGCGGGTAAAACTATAATGTATCCTGCTGTAATTGCATCAAAAACAGGCATACATTTTTTTATTGTTCCTGATGTATTACCATCTCCGCTAGGAATTTTTTTGTCTGTTAAATAACTATTCATTTCTTTGTACCATTCAGGCACAAAAAAAGAAGCGGGTTTTGGGTAGTATTCTTCTAAAACGCTTTTTTTTGCATCAGTAAAAATAATTTTTTCCACGGTAGCCTTCTCTCTATGGGTTAATCAAAACCCAATCTACCGCATCTTCACTCCAAGAGTAATTTAATCCGTCATCAGGTTTAGTTTTAGGTGCTACCCATTCCCCGTTACTTTTAACCCATGAAGGGTAAGGTTGAGGTAGCCAAAATTGAGTTCCGTCATAAGTTCCGCCTAAAACAGTTTTTTCTGTGGCAAGGATAATGTCATCTAATTGAAATTCTTGTTTAAAATGTGCCATTGTTTCAGAAGTTAAATTTTCAAATACCACAACATTGATTACTTGATTTGATTTAATAAAAGCATAATTTTTAATAGTCATGATTTATCCTTTACTTCACATAAACTAAAATTTGTGCTTGAGATCCTGCGCCGCCGTTACCTGCAAGTTGTCCAGGATAATCAGGGATTGGGCCTCCTGAACTAGCGCCGCCACCTCCACCGCCACCGCCAAAACTATTTGCACCAGCACCAGCGCCACCTGCAACGCCTCTGTTTCCAGAGTTACCGCCTACGCCTCCGTGTGGGCTTCCAGCACTTCCTGCGGTTGAGTTAGTATTGTAGTTAGTAGGTGTAGTTGCATAATAAGCACCACCACCACCGCCACCACCACCGCCGCCTGAATAAGAACCTACCGCGGCATCAGCACTTGTTGCACTATTTGTTGCAACGCCTGCTCCTGCATTTGTATTGTTATTAGTATTAACTGAAACTTGTACACCAACACCACCAGTGCCACCTGTACCAGTTACTAAAGTTCCAGTATTAGCAGTTACATTTCCTGCCGCGCCACCAGTGTTAAAGGAGTTTCCTGCAAATCCTTTACCACCGCCATTTGCAGTTAAAATGTTTCCAAAAGTTGTAATGCCCGCATCATTGCCCTGGCCTCCATCAGAACCAAAGTTATTTGCCCTTGCTCCGCCATTGCCCTGCGCACCAATTGTTACCGTATAACTTGTGCCTGCATTTGTTGTAACACCTGTTAAAGTAAAAGTTCTACCCCCGCCGCCTCCTGATGCAGATTGGTTTCCTGCACCACCAGCGCCGCCACCGCCGCCTGCTCCAACACCTTTAATTGCAAGAGCGGTTTTACCCGCAGGAACAGTAAATGTTCCACTTGCATTAAATGTTTGAACTAAAGCATAAACAGCAACAGGAGTAACTGAATTTGAGGCACTAGATGGTAATGATGTTCCGTTAGTGTTAGTTGCTGTAACTGTAAATGTATAAGCAGTTCCATTTGTAAGTCCTGAAACAGTTATTGGGCTTGCGCCTGTTCCTGTTAATGATCCAGGAGATGAAGTTGCTGTAAATGATGTAATTGCACTTCCGCCTGTTGCATTTGCTGTGTAAGCAACCGTTGCAGATGCGTCTCCTGCCGTTGCTGTTCCAATTGTAGGTGCTTGAGGAACTGTTGTTGCTGTAATGCTATTAGATGCCGCAGATGACGCAGAAGTTCCAACCGAATTTGTTGCAGTAACAGTAAATGTGTACGCAGTGTTTGAAAGCAAACCTGTAACTGAAATAGGAGATGCTGAACCCGTACCTGTAAAACCACCAGGAGAAGAAGTAACAGTGTAAGAAGTGATAGGCAAACGACCTGTATAAGTAGGTGCAGTAAATGTTACATCTGCGCGACCACCCGCAGTTTGCGGGCTACCATTGTTAAAGGCGCGGCCTGCTGGAACATTTGTTGCTGTTCCAATTGTAGGTGCGTTAGGAACAGATCTATCTGATCCTGAAATAACAGAAATTAAAGACATTAGATTAAATCTCCTACTACTAACCAATTGTTTGCAGAAGTTTGAATAGCACCTACTGAAGAATAAGTTGTACGGATTACAGGACTGGCCGCGGTTGCTCCATTTGAAACCACGGTTACGCCTCCTGCTCCTGAAATAGTTACTGCGCCTGAACCATAAGCCGCCATCATAATTACAGCACCTACTGGCAAAGCAACTGAACTATTAAGAGGAATAGTAACTGCAACAGGAGATGAATTAGCAAGAGTTACAAGTTTTCCATTATCTGCTAATGCCAATGTGTAAGTTGTTCCTGTTTGTGGATTTGTAGCCACGCTTGCCGCTAAAGTAACTGCGCCGCTTGATCCTCCCCCTGTTAATCCTGCACCCGCTGTAACACTAGAAATGTCACCGCTTAAATTAGTTCCTGCATCAACGCGTGTATCTGTAATGTTTCCAGTGTTAATCTGAGTTACAGCCGCGCCTACTGCAACAGTTGCAAGTGAGATTGAGTTAGCAGGCAATGCAGGTGCAACAGGAGAACCCGCAGGAGTTCCTGCAATTACTTGAAAAATTACATCATTATTAGCGCCTGAATAAAAAGCATCACGCACTGTTGCACATACAAGATCAATTCGTGGGTTTGTTGGATCGGCTGTTGTAATCGTTAGCGTGTCTTGAGCGTCATTAAAAATTGTATAAACGCCCATGTTTGTTGTAGTTGTACCAACAATTGCCGCCCAGCCTGATGCAACGCGTACTGACATACCCGCAGGAGAATTAGCGGTAACGGCCAATGAAGAAGCACCAATAGTGCCAGTAGTAGCCCACAACGCTTGCGCTGTCAGGCGATCATACTGAGCAGGGTATGAACCTGCCTGCAACCATGATGGAGGTGTTTGTAGTGTCATTTATTCTCCCTTAGATGTACGCAGAATACCAAGAAACGGTAGCCTGAGTAGTTCCTGCTAATGTGCTTGAGCCAGTAAAAAAGAAATTTGAATTGCCTGGTGGCGCATCAAACCATGTGCCTGAAATTAAAAGATTACGCGCAGGGTTGCCATTAAGCGTAATCAATTGATTGTAAAGATCAATTTCTAAAGTATCTAATGCGCTGTAAGTGCCTGTAAAATTGAGTGTGTTGCCAGTAGTTGTATTACCAATAACAGGGTTTGTAATAGGCCCTTGAATAGTAATTGTTGGATAGGTAGTTGCCCAACCAATGTTTTGAATAGTTGTTGTAACGCTAGAAGAACCGCCACCGTAGGTGTAATTAAATGTTCTGTTGTATGTGCGCCCTAAAGCCGCGCTGATAAGCATGTTGGCAGTTTGCAAATTGCTGTTGTAATAATTTGGGTCAGGGCAGAAGAATTCAACCTGTGATGTAATGTATCCGTATGTGTAATTAGCATCTACGGTTGTGCGCAAACCGCGAACGCGAGCATTTACAAATTGCTCAGATGTAGGGCTGTTAGGAAACTTGAAGTAAAGCGGTGTTGTGCCTGATGTTTGTGGCAAGAAAATGCTCTGAATAGTGTTGTAATTTGTTTGAGCAGAACCATTGCTATCGCCAAAAGTGTTGAAAATGATTGAGATAGTTCTGCCGCTTAAAAAGTCACGGCCTGTGAACATGCCATCATGGTATCCGCGGTTATCATCTTGATTACGGATACTAGGCAAAGACTCAAGGCCATCAACGCTTAAAATTTGGTAGGGCGAACCAGCGCCACCAAAAACTTGATTTCTAAAAGCAAAAGAATAAACCTGACTTAGCGTTGTCATAGTGCAACCGTTCCTTTGCTTCCGCCGCCGCCGCTAGACAAAGTATAAGATCTAGCCTTAATAGAAGCCGCGCCAATTGCACCGCTTTCGCCAGCGGCTAATGCACTAGGAGCAGTAGGAACAATTACATTGCCAAACTTAATCGCATTAACAACCTGGTTTGTTGTGCTGTAAGGATCAGTTAAATTAACGCCAGTCACAGATGTATTGTAATTTGTTGTAACCATTGTTCCTCCACCTCCACCTCCACCACCAGGAGTAGTTGAAGGAATAATTGGTGTGTATGTAGGGGCATTAGCAATAGCCGCCGCCGCAGAAGCGGCACTTAATGCTTTCATAAGAGCGGCTACTTCAGCCAACTTATCTTTAAGATCTTGAAGTTTTTTCATGGTGGACTTATTGATTTCATCAATAGCCTTTTCATAGTCTTTCTGAGCCTCCAGGAGCGCTTCTTGCAGGGTTTTAGCCGCTTCTGCTAGTCCTTCACTAAGATCTTTTTGTGCGCGCTCTCTAGCCTCTGTAAGAGCCTTTGAAGCATCTGCAATTGCTTCATCATAATTTGCCTTTGCCTGCGCTAAAGCCTCTGTAAGATCTTTGTTAGCCTCAGCCAACTTTTCTTTGCGTACTGTTTCAGCCTCAGTAACGGCTTCACTGTATGCCGCATTAGCCTCTGCTAAAGCCTCATGCATTTCAGTATTAACAACTGCTAATGACTCTGTAAGATCCTTAGATACCTGGGTGTATGCGTTCATCAATTCAGCGGTAGCAAGTTTTCCGCCCGCGTTCATTGTTTGAGCAAGAGCATCTAAACCAGTTTCAGAAACTTTTTCTACTTGACCATACAAAGATTGTAATTCTTTTGTTGCATCAGGTGATGCGGCCTTGAGTGCTTCAGCAATCTTGTTACCCGCTTCAGGGCCTTGCTTAACAACTTCCTCAATAAATACTTGGCTGTAACCCATGCCTGCAAGTTTTGCGGCATTGGCTTGTAATTCTTTAGCCGCGGCTAATTTTGTTTTAAGATCAGCAAGAAGTTTCTCAGCATTGTTTGCCCCACCCTTAAATGCTTCACCTAAATCAAAACCAGTTTTAGAAGCAAAAGCATTACGCAAGCGATCCATTGATTGTTTAACAATGTTTGCTTGTTTTTCAGCCGCGGCTTTGTTTAGATCGGCAGTTTTATCTGCCGCTTTTTTGCGTATGTCATCAAGTTTGTCATTGTTAGCCTTGAGAAGATTTGCCTTTTTATCAGCAAGTTCTTTATCAATGCTTAACTCAAGTTCTGCAAAACGCTTTTTGGCTTGTTCTTCAGCCTTGCCTTTGCGGTCTAAGGCTTCTGCCTCTGCATCATCAAAACGCTTTTGGGCTTCAGCAAGAACTTCTCTATTGCGCTTTTTTAATTCTTCAACTTTTTCGTCATGATCTTTATGAGCCTTAAGCATGACTTCGTTGCGTCTTTCTAATACTTCTTGTGACTTTTCCTGCGCGTCAGCAATAGCCTCATTCATGTCTTTGTAAATCTTAGTTACATCTTTTTTGTAGCCTTCAAGTTTCTTTTTCTGCTTGTCATCAAGGCCGCCACCGCCGCCGCCACCACCGCCGCCGCCGCCTGTTGTTCCGCCGCCAATGCCGCCTGGGGTCATAGTTACATTACCCATGCCCTTGAAATTACTTTTTAGATCAGATAAATTTTTGCTTGTATTTTTTATTTTGAAAGCAATGCTATCAAGCCCTGTGCCGACTGATTTAGCCCAACCCATACCAGGAACTTTGCTTAATGCACCAAAAAATTTACCTGCAATTTCAACTAATTTAGAAAACGCGTTCATGACTGCTTGAACAACTGCAATAACTACGCCTCTAAATGTTTCGCTTTTTTTCCATGCCGCAACAAACCCCGCGCCTAATACAGTTAGTGCGGTAATAAGAACACCAATAGGGTTTGCGCGGATTGCCATGTTTAACATCATCATTGCCCCGCGGAAATTTAATGTTGCAATAGCCGCTAAAGTATGACCTGCCGCCATAGATTTAGTTACGGCTGTATAAAGAACCATTACCGCTTTAGTTGCAATCATTGCTCCGCGTATAGCATAAAATGCCGCCGCGCCGCCTAATACAATGCCTGTATAAATTTTTAGTGCATCACCATTCTCTTTAAGAAATTTACCCAAAGAGCGCAAAGCAGGAATAAAAGTGTTAGTAAGAAATCCTGTAACGCCTAATAATGCAGGCAGTAACTTTTTACCTAATTCTTCTTTTAGTTTGTCAAAATCATTTCTCAAGGCTTGCATTTGGCCTTGCGGGGTATTTCTTAATTCTTTGTTAAAGTCTTTGTATGTGGAATTAAGAACATCAACAATAGCCGCAGATCTTTCTGCTTCTGTACCTGATGAAATAAGTTTCTTAGTGTGATCATCAAGCACAAAGCCAACTCTTGTAAGAGAACCAAAATTACCGTTAAGCGCTTGTGCCAATCCATTTGTCATCTGCTTGAATTCATCTGCGCTTGCGTTAGCGCCCTTTTCAGCAGTGACATAATCAAGAATGGCAGGTGTCAATCTTTGGATTGTGTCGTACTGCAAATTAAATGTTGCCAACTGTGATTGCGTTTGCGTAATGTTTCCGCCTGTTACAACGCCTACTTTTTCTAACGCATCAGCCTGCGCATTAAGTGCGGCTACTTGTTCATCAGTTGCGCCAGTGCCAACCTTCATCAATTGGTACAAACGCTGTTGTTGCGCTTCTGCTTCCATAGCCTGCGCAATAACATCTCTACCAAATTGCAAAACTTGAGTACCCGCAAAAGCAACACCAAGAGATGCGCCAATTTGTTTTACCTTAGTTGCAAAATTACTCATGCCAGTTGAAGCAGTTTGAACAGATTTATCTACGCCTTTAATAGCGCTTTCTGCTTGAGCCAAACCTACTTTAAGTTGGCTTACATCTGCCTGTAATTTAATTAACATTGGAGGAATTAAATCAGCCATGATTAACTCCCCAATTTCTCTCTAACAGCGGTTGTAAAGATCCTGTTGATTTTGCCGCTACGCAATAGCGATAAAGCCGCAGGTTCTAAGTAAGGGTATTTTACCCCCGCAGGCCAATTTCCACCGCCCTTTTCTACCTGGCGCGCATAGATTATTGTTGGCCCAACTTCAGCGGTGTACACACCAAAGCCAGCGCGGTAAGTAGTTTTAATAGATCTTTTTAGATTACCTGTAACCGTGTTAGGCCCTGATCCACCAACATGTTTTGGTGGAGTAATAACTAAATAGGGTCTGCCGTTTTTGCTTGTACGCTTTTCATAACTGCGTGTGCCTTGAAAGTTTAATTTTGCCTGGCGTTCAACGGCCAAACCAACACGCATAATTCCTAATTGCGCACCTTGTTCAATCTTTTCCGCAGATCCATCAATTGCGGCAAGAACTTCTTTAAGGTTTTTGATAACAATTTCAGCCATCTCTCAACCCTTCTGTTTTCACCTCATCAACGGTTCTAGCAATTGCTATCAACCAATCTGCCGTACTAGCGGGCAAGTTATCTACCTGTTCAGGTGTCCAACCAAACCGCTCTGCCATTTGGTAGTAATACCATTGCTCATCAGGATAGGAAAAGGCTTCATGCCTTTCCCCACCCTGAAGTAACCATTTTAGGCGTTGGAGTTCTCGCCAATTGCTTTTGGGTCTGCCTCTGTCTGTGGCGTTTCAGCCAGGTTAGGGAACAGATACTTTTGCGCGTCTTTTGTGTGATCTACCAAAGCATCAT